CTCTCCCGCGGCCCCGCCGCGATCAGCAGCGCGGACGCGCAGACTCTCTACGAGGCCCGTGGGGTTACGGGCGCATCGTCGAGCCTCGCCCCGCAGGATTGGGCCTCGTTCTTCATCGAGTCGATGCAGACCTCGTGGGTGCTCGGTCGCGTTCGCAAGGTCGAGGTGACCTCGAACAAGTTGACCGTGAGCCACTACGACGATGCCTTCGAGACGGGCGACCGCATGAGCTCGGACGAGGAAGGGACGCGCGTCGATGAGGCAGGCTCTTTCGTACTGCCTCGATGGCGTATCAGCGGTGCGGCGCCGACCAACTACGACATGAACTACGAGAATCGCGCCATCGATCTCCACGAGATCGGCGTGAACATGATCGTGTCGAAGGAACTGATCGAGGACTCGATCGGTAGCGTGAGTGCCGAGACTGTGCTGCGTGACTTCCTCGTCCGCAAGTTGCAGACCGAAGTCGAGCGACAGATCCTCGTCGGTGATCCCGCGCTGAACACGAACTCGAAGAAGGAGATGCAGGGAGTCCTGAACTACCCGCTCTTCTACAACTCATCCGAAGCATTCTCGCCCGTGAATGAGGTGCATTTGGAGGATGGCTCTAACTTCTCCGTGCAACCTTGGAACTATCCCGCCGCTCTGGTCAAGTTGCGTCCGTCGGCAATGCCGAACGCCGTGTGGATCTACAACCGCAAGGGCGCTAACGATGGCTTCGTGAATAGTCAGTCCTTCCTTCAGGCTTCCACGATTCCGGGATCGATCGGATCGGTCTTCGGTCTCCCGGCCTACATCAACTCATACAGCAACTATCAGGCGGACTACGACGCGGCGAACGAGCGAGCAGTTGTCGCCGTCGATCTGTCTCGATATGTGCTCGCGATGCACACGAGCGGCTTCCAGGTGGAGCGGCTCAACGAGGTGCGCGCGGCTACTGGGCAAGTGGTTCTTCGAGCGACCGTCCGCGTGGGCGGGAACCTGATCGACAACAAGTCGATCGTCGCTATCAAGGCAACCTCATAAGCAAAGGAACAAAATGAACGGTGACACTTACAAGGGACTCGTCGACAAGATGGGTGCTCTCTATCAGGAGATGCAGGCGATCGTCGCCGAGATGGAAGGCGCGACCGAAGAGGACGCGGCCAAGATGCAGGACAAGTACGAGGAGAAGAGCAAGCAGTACGACGCGCTCGCCAAGCGTCGCGACATGATCGCCGACCTGAACTCGCGCGCGGCCAAGAGCTCGCACGGCGTGGTCGTGGTCGAGCGTGAGGCTCCGGCCCGCGTCGAGACTCGCTCGTTCGCTCCGCAGATCGGCGAGCAGTACGAGGCTCGGTTCGCCGATTACCTGAAGAACGGCCACCGCCGCGACTTCGATACTCGCGCGATCGCCGCAGGCTCGGGCGACGGCCAGTACCTCCCGTCGGCCGGCTTCTACGCGCAGTTGCAGAAGAGCGTCGAGTTCGAGACCGCGATCTACAACCTGTGCCGCAAGATCGATGTCGGCAACTTCACGACCAACTTCACGCTCGAGGGCGACTTCGAATCGGCCGAGATCGACGATGAAGGTTGGGCCGGCGAAGCTGGCTCGGTCGCTGAATACACGCCGACCTTCACCAACAAGACCTTCACGGGCAACTCGCTGCGCCGCGTGGTCAAGGTCTCGCGTGAACTCGTGCAGGACGCTCCGGCTCGCGGTGCTGACTTCAGCGTCGAGAGCATGGTCGCGCAGCGCATGGGTCGCCTCTTCGGCCAGTCGATCGAGTACCAGTTGTGGCACGGGAACGGCACCAACAAGCCGGAAGGTCTGAAGAACGCCACGCTCGGCACCGCTACTACGCTCGCGACCGACGGCACGCTCACCTCCGACGAACTCATCGACTGGGTCTACAGCCTGCCGATGAAGTACCTGAAGAGCCCGTCGTGCGCGATCGTGACGAGCCAGTCGTTCCTGACGGCCGTCCGCAAGTTGACCGAGAAGGTCATCGGCTCGTCCGGCCACTTGAGCGCGCCGTACCTCTGGGAGCCTTCCTTCCAGGCCGGCACGCCCGACCGTCTGCTCGGCATCCCGGTCTATGTCTCGCATTGGGCACCTGCGCTCGGCAATGTCAACAACCAGATCCACGCGGTCATCGGTGACTTCCAGCACATGGTGCTCGCGCAGCGCACGGGCATGAGCGTGCAGGTGCTGAACGAACTGTACGCCGGCAACGGCCAGATCGGCTACCTCGGCGAGATGCGCCTCGACGCGAAGGTCGTTCGCTCCGATGCGTTCCGCGCTCTGAAGGATGACAACACCTGATAGGTGGATGGTCGGATGAAACGAGGGCGGGCCGCAAGGCTCGCCCTCTTTCCTTTGGAGCAGACATGAGAGTCCACATTCTGAAGACCTTCTCGACGAGCGCGGCGGCGTACGCCGCAGGGATGCGCTGCGAGATTCCAGATTCCGACGCGGCGCGATACATTGCGTCCGGCTTGGTCGAGCGCGACGAGCCGAAGATCGAGACTCCCGAGCGTGGCCGTGTGCGGCTCCGCAAGGCGACGAAGGAGGCGAGCGATGCTGGCGATTGACGGTGCGACCTACCTCTCGAATGTCGAGGCCACCTCGCCGGCGGTCGAGCCTGTCACGATTGCCGAGGCAAAGGCGCATATGCGCGTCACGCACACGGACGAAGACACGCTCATCACCTCGCTCATCGTGGCGGCTCGGAACTATGTCGAGGGACTGGCGAATCGGCCGCTCGTCAATCGAACCTATACGCTCAAACTCGATCGCTTCCCCGGCGGATACGAGATCATCCTCCCGGCCGGCAAGGTCTCGGCGGTGTCCTCGATCACCTATGTGGACACGGCGGGCGCGACGCAGACCTTGAGCGCAAGCGCGTACACGCTCGAAGGCCAGAGGCTCCCAGGCTCGATCGTCATCAACCCGAGCACGATCTCGGCGTGGCCGAGCACGCGGGTCTACTCGGGCATCTCAAGCGTGACGATCGGATATACGGCCGGCTACGGCGCGGCGGCGTCCAATGTCCCGCAGGCTCTCCGGCAGGCCGTGCTGATGTCGGTCGCGTATTGGTATGACATCGCCCGCGAGACCGGGAGCGAGACCGCGCTCACCGAAGTCCCGCACGGTGTGGAGTCACTCGCTCGGATGTTCTCGATCCCGAGGATGGCATGAGGCGAGTCCGCTCCGGCCTGATGCGAACGCCGTTCCTCGTGCTCAACCGCACGACGGATCTGGACGAGTTCGGCTCGCTCGAGCCGACCTTCCTCGGCGTGGGCACGATCGTATGGGGCTACCTCAAAGGGACATCTGCCGCCGAGGGTGTCGAGCGCGAGAAGATCACACACCAACGCTCCTACGAGATCATGATGCGCGAGAAGGATGCCGCGCTCTTGTCGGTGACGGCCCGCCTCCAGACGGACACCCGTACATTCGAGATCATCGGAATCGAGCAGTACGACGCGCGGCAGCAGACCGTGACCGTGACCGTGCGGGAGGTGGCGTGATGTCCCAACCGTTCCTCGAGAGCGTGAACCTGTCCGGCGGCAAGGAACTCGTCGCGGCGTTCAAGAAGCTCGACGAGAACCTCAAGAAGGCGATGATCGAGCGCGTGGCGACTCGGACGCTCGAACGCATCGCCGCCGCCATGCGCTCCGAGATCAACTCGATCTCCACGAACACGGACAAGGGATTCCCCGGCGATCGATTGTGGCCGTACATGAGGCGTGGCCGCATGGTCTCGCCAGGTCTTGCGCGCTCGAAGGTCTCGACGGCGATCGCCGTGATCCCGCTCGGCTCGAAGCAGCGTCGGCTCTACATCGGTCGCCGTATCGGCGTGACCGGGAAGAGCGGGGCGTTCTACGGCCGGCTCATCGAGAAGGGGTTCTCGATCGTCCGCAAGGGCCGGATGCGCGGATGGGTGAAGGGAAAGAAGGACATCCCCGGCAAGTGGGTCTTCTTCAGGCTCTTCAAGCGGCTCAAGCCGGGAGCCGAGGCTTCGGCGGTGCAGGAGTTCACGGACTTCATCAACGAGTGGGGCCGTATCAAGTCCACGCCCAGTAAGGATCTCTCGTGAGTGCACAGACCGTGTGGAACATCGAGACCGCGATCAAGGCCAAGGTCGCCGCTACGGCGAGCCTGACCTCGATCATCGGCACGAACCCGGTGCGGATCTACCCGGAACTTCGGGAGGACAACGGGTCGCTCCCGGCGATCGTGTACGAGTTGAACTCGAGCGCGCCGTATCTGGTGCTCTCGGGCGTGCCGACCCTCACCCGGTCGAGCGTGTCGCTCCATTGCCTCGCGCTCGACAAGAAGGTCTCCGTGGACATCGCCCAGAAGGCGCAAGCGATCTTCGCCGACTGGTCGCAGGACTTCTCGTCCGGCGGGGTCGTGAAGATTTCCGTCAAGGCGAGCCGGGTCTCGACGATCCAGACCGACTACCAACCGCCCGCAGATGGTGCTACGCACGGTTTATATCTTGCGACGCTAGAGGTAGTCTCGATGCACTCCTAACGAGGTACTCCGCATGGCACTCTCCTCATACAACACGATCATTACTGTTGGCGGCTCCGCCGTCGGCGAGGTCACTAACATCTCCGTCGGCGGATCCTCGTTGACCGAGATCGACATCACGAACCTCACGAGCACGGACAAGGCGTACATCATGGGCGCGCTCGAAGCAGGCACGCTCACGATCGACTTCTTCGCGCCCTCGAACTACGCCGACTTCAAGACGGCTCTTGTCCCTGCTAGCGGAGATAGCACTCCCGCTAGTTTCTCGCTTGAGTTCGCCGCCGGCAATCTCACCGCAAGTTTCGATGGCATCGCAACGAACCTCTCGATCTCGGCCGAGCAGGACGGGGCCGTGACCGCGTCCGCTACCGTCAAGCTCACGACCGCAATCACCTGGAGCTAACCCATGGCAATCGTCGCACCCGGCTCAACCTTCTCATACGCAACCGTCGTTGGATCGGCAGGCTCGACCTTCGCCGCCGTCGGCGAGATCAAGTCGATCTCCGTCGATGGGATCTCGATCGCCGAGATCGATACCTCGGCCCTGTCGGCGACCGTGAAGTCGTTCATCGGCGGCACGAAGGACTCGGGCACGATCTCCGTGACGCTATTCGCTCCTTCATATAATGCCGCCCTCCTCGGAACGACATCGAACAACGGCGCGCTCAACCCAACGACCTACGCGAACGGTGCGGACTTCCGCAAGTTCAAGATCCAGTTCGGGCCAAACACGGGCACGGGCGGTTTCGAGTTGGCCTTCTCGGGGTATGTCACCTCGTTCAATGTCTCGGCCGCAGTCGATGGCGCGGTCGAGGCCGATCTCACCGTCCGCGTGACTGGCGGCTTTACCTCCTCGACCTGATCGCCTCGCACATCTCGGAGCACCACACCATGACCGCATCGAAGGACTTCGTGCTTTCACTCGCCGCCTCCATTCCCGTGGAGGCGGTTTCCATTCCCGGCATTGCCGAGCCGATCTCGATCCGTGGCCTGACCGCCGGCGAGCGCGACTCGTTCGAGGCCGCGTGCTTCATCGGCAAGGGCACCAACCGCGAGATGAACTTCGTCAATCTCCGCGCGCGGCTCCTCGTCCGATGCATCTGCGACGCGGACGGCAAGCGGCTCTTCGCCGACGGCGATGTCGAGCAGGTCGCGGGCCTCCCGGCTCGCGTGATCGACCCGCTCTTCGAGGTCGCCCAGAGGCTCTCTGGGATGGGCGCGAAGGATGTGGAGAGCA